AAAGACCAAAAGCAACCCCAAATAGCAAATTGGGTAAAACAATCAGATAGGGAAGGTTTAGGATATTCCAAAACTGCTTTAATGTGGAGACATCCTGATAGCCCTTCGTATGACCCTGATGTAAGAGTAGATATGAGTTTAGATTTATTTATAGAATTAGCAAAGAGATATCAAGAACCCTTAATAAAGGAGATGGATAGAGAAATGAAATATCAGTTAAGCAATCTTAGGCAAGTATGCCAATGGATAATAAAAAGAATATGAAGATTACAAAAAAACACTACTCAATTAGATTAAAAGAAGAAGCAAAAATAAAAGACGATTAAGAATAGAAAACAAGGTTGGAGGATGACTTTTATGATAAATCCCTATTATTTTAAGAATAATAAAAAATGAAGGTCGTAAATTAAATAAACAAAATATGAAAAGAATTTGGCGAGTAAGAGATAAATTTGGCGGTTGTTTTGAAGTATATGTTTTAGATAGAAACAATAGAATTGCAGAAGATTTAATTTATGTTCGTATGAAAAAAAAGAAAGAGAAAGAAATTGGTTTCTGTATTCAACCTTGGGAAGCGAGAAGTTTAATTGCAGGTTTATTTTTAGCGATAGACGAAATAATAGAACAATATAAATTGGAGAAATTTAAACTTAAAGAAGAAATAATAAAAGATAAAGAGAATAATGAATGAACAAAAAGCAAAAAAGATAAGACAGCTTTATCGCCGGGAAATGAGAAATGAAATCTTGAGGCAAATGAAGTTCTTAAGACCAAAGCCAAAATGGATACCTATATTTATTTGGTATTTGCTTTATAAAATAATTTTTAAAAATAAATAAAGAATAATATAATAAACTATGTCAGAAATAAGAAGAAAAAAAGCTATAAAAATGGTGGTAAATGGGAGTAGTGTAGCGTCTGCTATGAGAAAGGCAGGTTATTCTAAGGCTTATTCAAAGCACTCTGATAAATTTACGAAAACAAAAAAAGTTCAGAAAGAAATAAAGCCAATTTTGAAGAGATTAGAAGAGGAAAGAGATCAGGCGTTAGAGAGAGCAAAGGGAATCAGGAATAAGGCAAAATATAAAGATTTAATTGATTCGACGGAAAAACTTACTAAACTAATTCAACTCTTAAGTGGTAAATCAACTGAGAATTTAACTTTTGTTGATTATATTAAAAATGTTAAAAGACCTTAAGCTCGAAGAATGGACAAGAGAAAATCCTGTTTGGTTTTCAGAAGAGGTATTAAAAAGTTCTTTATGGGAAAAAGAGAAAGAGATTTTATTGTCTTTAAAAAATCATAATGAGGTAGCGGTAAGAAGTTGTAATGCCGCAGGAAAGAGTTACACGGCGGCAAGAGCAGTTCATTGGTGGCTATTAGGACATAAAGGTTCCATCGTTTTGACTACAGCGCCAACAGGAAGACAGGTAAGAGAAGTGCTTTGGAGAGAAATAAGAGAAGCAGTAGCAAATAAACCTATTTATTCACCAGAGAGCGTTTTGGAAACTAAAATAAATATCAGTAATCGTTGGTTTGCCTTAGGGCTTTCTACCGATCAACCAGACCAATTCCAGGGATTTCATTCGCCTTATTTATTAGTAATTGTAGATGAAGCTTCTGGAGTTGAAGATCTTATTTTTGAGGCGATTGATGGATTGAAGCCAAATAAGATTTTATTGATTGGAAATGCCCTAAGAAATACAGGAAGATTTGCGAATGTTTTTAAAGAACAAGGAATTGCTAAAATTGTTATTTCTGCTTTTGATACTCCAAATTTAATAGCAAGTGAATTTGATAATTTTGAAAAGTTTAAAGAAGTATGGCTCAAAGAAGGAATAAAGTTTTTTGAGAATAAAAATAAAATAGTTATTCCGGGATTGATAACCTTAAATGATGTAATAAAATTTGCTCAAAGATATGGTATAGATAGTGATGTATTTAGAGTAAGAGTTTTAGGAGAATTCCCGAGAGCAGAAGCAGAAAGTTTTATTTCAATTGACGAAGTTAATCGGGCAATGAGCAGAGAGGTTCAAATAATGCCTCATTGGGAAAAGAAGATGGGTGTAGATGTGGCAAGATATGGAGATGATAGAACAGTTTTTATTATCAGGCAGATGGAAAAAGTTTTAAGAAAAGAAATTTTTATTCATCAAGATTTAATGGTAATCACTGGTTATATTCTTAAAATTGCTGAGGAAGAAAACATTAGACCCGAAAATATTTTGATTGATGTCATAGGAATAGGAGCAGGAGTAGTTGATAGATTAAAAGAGCAAGGTTGGAATGTTAATGGAATAAATATTGCTCTACCCGCAAAAGATAAAGAGCATTATGCTAATTTAAGGGCTGAATTAGGAGGAAAAATAAAAGATTGGTTGAAGACCGGACAATTATTAAAAGATGATGATTTCTTTGAAGCAACAAATATAAAATATAAATTTACTTCCAAAGGACAATTACAGTTAGAATCAAAAGAAGATATGAAAAAGAGAGGATTACCTTCGCCAGATGTTTTTGATGCTTTAGGTTTAACCTTTGCTTTTCCTGCAGGAATGCAAGAAATTTATTATCCTCAAAGTGCAGGAGGCGTAGGGCAATATTACCCAGAAATTGGAATATGAACCAAAAGAACTTGCAAAATACAAAAAAAGAGATTATAATTAAAGTGTCATTATTAGAGGCCGCAATGATTTTAAAACTGAGAAAGTATAATTATGGAGAATTTAAAATAATTAAAATGAATGGTAATCCTACAAGAATAGTTCTTGAGGGGAGTGAAATGCTAAAGGCAAGTGATGGAATGGCATTATCGCTTGACACAGACAAAAGTTCTATGCTATAATACCCCTACAATTTAATCTGCCCAGATTTCTGGGAATTGCGGATTTACCGAATAACGGAGCCCGTAAAAGATTCTAACAAGATTAGAGTCTTTGCGGGTTTTTTATTTATATGGACCAAGCAACTTTAATTACTAAATTAAACACCAATAAAGATGCTGCTTTTAAGTTTCAACAAAGAAGGCACTCTGATTGGAATGAAAATTATACTTTGTATAGAGACAAGGTTATTATTAATCGTTTGACTCAAAGACAGAGTGTGAATATTCCCCTTATCAAAGAAACTCTTAGAACTATTTTAGCTCAAACAGATGATGCCCCTGATTTATTTTTTGAAGAATTGTCTAATGATAAACAGAAAGAGATTTTCTTAAATGAATATTTTCTTAAAAATGCTCAAGATAATAAATTAGAGATTAAGGATATTGTTGATAAAAAACAGGAATATCTATACGGTCGCACTTTTAAAAAATTAAATGTAGTGGATGGAGCTCCTTATGTAGAAATTCTTGATCCCTATGACATTTTAGTTGATCGCTATGCCGACCCAGCAGATTTAGATACTGCCCAATTTATTATTCATCAGCATATTTTTAGAATATTAAGAGAGATAGAAAATAATCCTTTATATGATCAAGGAGCGATTACAAAATTAAAAATCTTTTATGCTACAGAAGGAGGATTAATCAAATCAGGTGAGAATGCTCAAAGTTTGGCAGAGAAAAACCAAAGAATGGAAACAATGGGAGATGTGGATATAACCAATCCATTATTAGGAGAAGTTTATGTAGAACTTAACGAGCATTATATTAAACTCTGGGATGAAGCGAAAAAGAAATTTGAAATTCATTTAGTAACAACTTGTAGTGGGGCAGGAACAGAAATTTTATTAGATAAACCCCTGGAAGAAATTATTGGAAAAACAAAAGACGATTATTGGCAAAATCATTATCCTATCCTTTCTTGGGCTGATGATGTAGAGAGAAGTGATATTTGGTCAGATGGAGTGGCTGATATAGTTAGAACTCCTAATAAGATATTAAATGCTTGGTTTTCTCAATTAGTGGAAAATAGAACTTTGAGAAACTTTGGGATGAATTATTACGATTCAACTTTGAAAGGGTTTGTGCCTCCTACTTTTGAGCCAAAGCCCTTTGGTTGGTATCCATTACCCGGAAAACCAAATGAAGTTTTTCAAAAAGTGGATATTCCAAATTTATTAGAAAGTTTAGATGAAATGACTTTCTTAATTCAACTGGTAGAAAAAGCTGTTGGTGCTACCGCTAATGAAAAAGGTGTCTCAGAAAAGAAGCAAATCACTTTAGGAGAAGTGCAAATTATGTTAGGTAAAGCCATGGAAAGAATGAACGAGATTGCTAAATTCTATAAATTATCTTGGAAAGAATTTGGCGAGAAATGGGTGAAATTAGTGGAAGCACAAAATGATAATCTTCAATCAGTTAAATTATATAAGAAATCTTTTAAGGGTAATTATTTCGAAAAAGAAATTAGTCCCAATGATTGGAAATCAGAAGTGGGATATAAAGTTAAAGTTATATCTTCGGCAGAACAAGAACAAGAAACTATTCAAGTTATTCAAAAACTAAATGCTATTATTGCTCAAATGCCAAATAATTCTCCACTCTTAGAAATTTATCATAAAAAATTATTAGATTTAGGCGGATTAAATGCCGATGAGATGAGGGAAGTCTTAGATTATGAGAAACAAAAACAATCAATGCCACAGATGCCTCAAGTGCCAGTGGCTACACCGGCCCAAGCATCTATACCAGCGCAAATTCCAGCTCAAAATAAACAATTAATACCTCAAAATGTTTAGAGAACACAATAAATAATTAAGAACTATATGTCGATAGGTGATTTATTAGCAAAATATAATTTAAAATACGAGGATTTAAATATCAATGAACGAGAAACATTACAGGGTTGGCTTGAGGATTTAGCGTCTAAAGAAATTACTTTGGATAGGGTCAAGGATTATATTCGGGAAATGATTAGTGGAGTAGAAACGGAATTATCTGAATGTGATTTAAATCGGAAAAAAGATATTTTTCTTAAAAGTCGATTAAGAAATTATCTTTTATTGTTAGCTTTCTTAGAAAGTCCTGAGAAAGCAAAACAAGCTTTAGAAAAACAACTTAAAAATATTAAAAAATAACATGCCATACAGAATAGCGTCTGATGGGAAAACAATTGAACATAAAAAGGGAGGAAAATGGTCCGTGAAGCAACATTGCAAAAGCCACAAGAATGCTGTTAAAGCATTAGGTCTCTTAGAGGGATTAGCAAAGGGAACAATTAAATCCAGTCAGGTTGGTAAAGGGAAGTGGGCTAAACCCAAAACCAAAAAGAGAAAAAGAGGTCGAAAACAATTTAAACCAATCAAAATCAAATAATATGGAAGAAGATTTTTTACAAGCCATAGAAAGGATCACAAAAAAAGAAATTGTAGAATTGATTCCTGAAGAAATTGATTTCTTGAAAGCAAGGAAAAGCTATTTAACTTCTGAACAGTTAAAAAAGTTTCAAGAAGTTTTAGGTGAAGTAAAGAAAGAAAAGAAAACAATAAGTAAAAAGAGTAAATAATCCCTTTGTTTAGTCGAACAAAGGATTAATTGCCAAACTCCAATAAAATGGAACGGCATAAAAAAATGGAAAAAGAAAATATCCAAACTCCCGAAGAGGGAACGGAACAGGAAGAGCTTACTCCTGAGAAGGAAACTTCTGAAGAAGCTACTGGTTCTGAAGTAATCGAGCCCGAACCAGAAAAAAAACCCAGTGAACCAGTAGTAGATTACAAAATAAAATTTGGAAAATCTACTGCAGAAAATCAAATCTTAAATGAGAGGATTAAAAAACTGGAATCTCGATTAGGACTCATCACCTCTGATGAGACTCCAACTGACACGGAGATGAAAGAGAAATATCCATACTGGGACGAGATGATGGATTTAGAAAAGAAATTAGCGATTAATCAAGCTATTCTTGAGCGTCGGGTAAATAAAACATCTCTATCAATATTAGAGATGGCCGAAGAGAAACGATGGAATGAAGAATTTGATCGTTTCTTGGAGAAAGCAGAAATTTTAAATCAATTTCCAGGGCTAAAAGGCAAGGAAAAAGATTTTAGAGAATATGCCAAGAAACCAACGCATAAGGGAATGGATTTAGAAGTAATCGCCAAAGCTTTTCTCTATAATCCAGAGAAAGAACCTGCGAAAGAAAAGGTTCTAAGTAAACCAGTGTTGGAAAAGGGATCTGGTGGCGGAGGTCAACCTCCTAAAACCGGAATGTCTCCTGAAGAGATAAAACTTCTCAGGGTGCAAGATCCTAAACTCTATAATCTCTATGTGAAACAAGGGAAAATTAAGTTAGAATAATAGGTCGGAGTTGGGGTTAAACTTTAATCTTTAATTGATTGAAATGAGTAATTACGGAACAAAATTAGTTGAAATGTTTTCGCAAAAAGTTATTGGTATTTTCTTCGAGAGATCTGTTTCAGATTCTATCTGCAATAATGAATACGAAGGAGAAATCAAGGATAGGGCTTCAAAACTTAATATTTACACTTTTGGGAAATTAACTTTGAAGGACTATACAGGCGCTGATTTGACAGCTGATGATCCGCAAGAATCAATTGCTTTGTTAAGCACTGATCAACAGAAAGCTTATTACTTCAAGATTAAAAGCCTTGACAAGTTTCATTCTTGGATTAAAAACCCAGAAGGAACTTTAATAGAGCAATGTGGTAACAGTCTTAAGGAAATCATAGACGCTTATGTCTTGGCCCTTTATTCTGATGTAGCTGCTGGTCAGAGAATAGGAACTGACTATACTGCTGGCACGGTCGCAGTAGCTGCTACTACTGGTGA